CCGCCGGATTCACCCCGCGGGCCAGCAACGCCTTCGCCTCATCCCGCATCTGCCTGGCCTGCGCCAGTGACACCGCCGGATACTCACCCAGACTGATCATTGTAGACTTACCCAACCAGCGATAACGATACCGCCAGAACTTCCGGCCATTAGGACGCACCTCAACAGAAAGCCCCCCGCCATCGCTCACTCGATAGACCTTGTCCCTGGGCTTCAACGACTTCAGCTTTACCGCAGACAGCACTGTTACTCACACTCCAGATTGAGTAATTTCGTTACTCACAATATTACTCACACCTGATCGTGATGCAACGGAGAAAGTGAGGCGAAATGGAAAGAATGGAAGGCCGTAAGGCTTTGATTTGTGGTGTTTGTGAAAGCTTATGATGCCTTATCAGGCGTTGATTGGTGGAGGTGGGCGGACACAAACCTATTTATATTTCAAACACTTGATAAACAATAACTGTGAATTAACCACAATATTACCAACATGGCACTGTCTAGGAATTTTCTTATCACCCATAGGCGCTCATTCTACTTGATCACCCCACGAAGCTTCATCAGTTCGTAGTTCAGCTCCTGCCGGGCGATGCGGACGAACTGCTCCTGTGCCTGTGGGATGAGGCACCGGATGAGCTCTTCCATATCCTCATGCACTTCCACCGGCACGAATTTGATGGGATAGGCTTTGTCCGTGGCCCGGATAAGCACGGCATTTTTCTCATCACCATAGCGGGCGATAAATGATCCGGCCACCTGCTGGCGCTGCCCCTTGGCGGTGAACTTGGCCCCGCCTTTCCAGCTGCGCTGCCAGCGAGGATTGCGGAAGTAGTGGGCGGGCATGTTGCTGGTACCAATCCACAGCCAGGCCTGCCCGCCTCTGCGCTGTTTGACGGCAATGCGTCTGGTCTGGGCCAGCAGGCCCACGCGCTTGAGGCTCAGCGCATCATAGGCCGCACGGGACAGGCGTCCTTTCATCCAGCGGGCGGTCTTGCGCACGGCCCGGTTGACGGCACGGATCACCGCCTTTGAGGCCTGCGGCCCGAATGACTGAATGGCTGCGATCTTTTCCGCCACATCACGGTCAGCATACAGGTCGAAGTCCAGCCGTATGCCCGGTCTTACAGCCACTGTCCGCCCTCCTCGCCATGGCCATCAACAGGGGCCAGTTCAATCTGGACAATGCCAGGCTGCACCACATGACGGGTGCGATCTACCGGCTCCCAGTCGCACCCGTCAATGCTCACCCCGCCGGTGATCCTGTCTGCATCCTGCTCGCGCACATGGATGATCAGATACTGCCAGCGGCCATCCACAGGCCGCTTGCCGCCACGGAACTGCATATCCGAGTTGTCATGGCGCTGGACAATGACCTGAACCGGGCCTGTTGCCGTCTCCAGTGGCTCACCCAGATGGGCGAAGGCATGGTCTGTGGCCTGTTGTCTGATGGTTGTGATGCTCATGGCCTCATCCTCAAAAAAGCCCGCGCTTAGCGGGCAAATGGCTTACACAGTTGCAGCATAGGAGAAAACTCAGGCTGTCAGCTTCACCACCGCCCGTGGCCGGGTGCAGATATTGAGCGGATTGGACTGGGCCTCGATCTGGTAGCCCTTGTTGAAGTCCATCGGCTCCATCTTGGCGTAATAGGGCAGTCCGACGGAGTTGATCGTCTCCACATAGTCCGCCGGGGCATAGCGGGTAATGAACAGCTCGGCAACACCAGTGGGGAAGGCGTAGGCTGTGCCATTGGGCACCTTCACATCGGTGGTGCCGCGATAGCGGATAAAGCGGATGCCGTGGAAGACAAACTGCTTGAGGATCGCCTCACCACGCAATTCAGCCGCTGCAGCATAGTTGAGATAAGCTTCCTTCACCTTGGGATGGGTGATCAGCTCATCGTAGAAGTCCGGCGCGCAGATAACGGCAATGCCGTCATAGGCCAGCCCGCCCAGTGCCTCTTCGATGGTGTCTACCAGCTGCTGGATTTTGGCAGTCACCTCGGTGGTGTCGGTGGACAGGTCAAAGGCCACAGTCTTCTGGCTGACGCCGAAGGTGCCATAAAGGCTTACCTGATTGCCCGCCGCGTCATAGTATTTGCCCATAATGGCAGAGAGGCGGTGGGACTCGATGGTGTATTCCAGATTGCGCTTCATGATGGACAGGCGGCGGTTGATCACCTGCTCCAGCCCTTCCAGCTGGTTCTCAGTTCCAAACGCACGCACATTCTGCACCTCGGATGCCAGAATGGTGGCCCGCTGGGGGATGTGCGGGATCGCCATGGAGACGATCCTGCGCTTGCTGTCATTTACATTGGCTGCAGGCGCACCGCGCGGGGCCACATCCACCAGATTGAGTACACCTTCATACTGCTCAATCACGGCAGTGGTGGTGGTGATGCCGTTTTCCTCAAACAGCCCCATCTCACCGATCAGGCCGGGTTTCCAGGGCAGCTCGTTGATGCTGGCGGTCAGTCTGGTCAGGGTAAAGTGATTGGTCAGATCAAGCATGGACATTGTTCTTCCTCCTTATCGCACGATGACATGATTGGCCGCCAGATCGTCCTTCGCAGCCGCCACATCGCCCACCAGAAGCGTGCCGTCCACTTCGGCCATGCGCACAATGGCCACGGCGGGTGTGTCGGCGGCGGATGCATCCGTTGTCTCATAGAGGATGCCTGCGGCTTTCTGGGAGCCGTCCGTTGCGGCAGGGTCATGGGCCTTGTAAAGACCGGTTGCATCCACCTTGCCCAGGATGGTGCCTGCCTCATAAGTCGCAGCCCGTTTTTTCAGCATCACGCTGTCGCGGGAGATGGCCCCTTCGCCCTCGCTGATGAGGAACTCGCCGGTGCGCTTGCCTTCTTCGATCATCTCAACCTCCATTGCGTTTACGGTAAATGGCAGCCGGATCGATCAGCGGCACATCGTCCATTGCCACCATCTCACTTGAACGGGCGGACTGAATCTCCGGCCCGTCGGTGGCGGCCAGCTCGATCAGATCGGCCCTCACCTGCTCCACATCCACGCCTGCGGCGATAAAGTCTTCCGCAGCTTCCGGCACGCCTGCTGCGGTGCACAGCGCCCGGATAGTGGCTGCATAACGGGCCTGATCGACCTGATCGGCCTGCGCCGCCTGATCCGGCTCATCCTGTCTGCCATCTTCCACAGCGCTCACTTCCTGCGCCTGTGGGCGGGTGTCATGCTCATCATCCAGGCCTTCGGAAATCTCGGCGTCCTCTGCCTTCAGTTCTGAAAAAACAGGGGATTTGATGGATGCGGAAAATGAGGAGGCTGGCTTTTCCTGCAATGTCATGCCACGCATAAAAATGTCCATGGCTTCTGCAAAGGGAGTGAGCGCATCGGCAAAGCCGGTGCTTACGGCCTTCACACCCCGGAAGGTGCCCGCCTCGGTTGCACGCACGGCATCCGCATCCAGATTGCGGTTGCGGGCCACAAGGGAAACGAACATCTCATACAGATCGTCCACTTCCGCCTGAAAGCGCTCACGGGCTTCATCGGACAGGGGCTGGTGTGGATTGCCGTCGATCTTGCGCTCACCGGCATAGATGTATTCCACCTTCACGCCCAGGCGCTCGTTCAGGCCGGACTGGTCAATGTGGTAGCTGACCACCCCCACGCTGCCCACCACACCGGTGCGGCTGACCAATACCTGACTCGCGCTGGAGGCTATGGCGTAGGCTGCAGATGCGGCCATGTCATCCACCACAGCAGTGATGGGCTTCTGATCCCGTGCCTTATAGATGTGATCCGCCAGGTCAAACAAGCCCGCCACCTCCCCACCGGGCGAGTCGATGCGCAGCACGATATGGCTGACCGACGCATCATTCAGCGCCGTATCGAAGGCCTCGCGAATTTCCCCGTAGCTCAAAGGCGAGCAGAACCCGGCAGGACGGCTGACCAAGGGGCCTGCAATATCCAGCACAGCCACAGCCCCGCCCTCTTCCCGTTCAATGCGGGTGAGAATGCCGGGGCTTTCTTCGCCGGATGCTTTGCCCAGCGCGGCCACGGACTCAGGCCGCAACCAGCCCGCCACAATGGCCGCCCCCACATCGGCATGCACCGCAAGTGGGGTATTCAATGCCCGGCTGTGCAACAGCTCCACCAGATCACCCCCGCGCCTGCGGCGGAACAGCCGCGCCAGGGCCTCGAATGGTTTAGGATTTGACATGGATCAGGCGGCGCAGGCCGATCAGGTCGATCAGGCCCGTTATGCAGCCACTATCCGGGCGCTGTGCACCGCAGCAGGCGTGCCGGAAGCTGCGGAAGACTTTATCGCCGCAGGCGTGGATGTGGAGCAGGTGAGGGCCGATCTGATCG